TAAAATTAATTTGTTTATAAAAACAATTTAAAATTCTTTTTATTTCTTTTTTTAGTAATTTTATTTCTTGATTTTTTAATTTAAATACATTGTTTTCAATCCAATAGATGTCATTTTTAGTTTGATCTATATACTTTTTGTTATTAACGTTATATTCTTTTTTTGTTAAAAAAAGTTTTATTAATTTATTAGTTAATTTTGTACTAATTGTATCATGCCAAAAATGATAATCAAAAGTAAAAGCAAATGGATTTGTTTTGTTTAAACTTACCCATCTAACGTGTTTGCCTTTTTTAAAAAAGTTATCTTGAAATATGTCCACTCTGCGTATCCATTATAACTTTTATCCCTCTTCTGTTTAATTCTTTTAAATCTTCATTTTGAAGTAAAAGCCACTCAGCGATTTCAAAAAAATTTTCAGTTCTTACTATTTTGTAATAACCTCTTTTAAATTTATATCGAACAGGTTTTACAAATATTTTTGCAACGTGCATTAGTTTATCCTCCTCATTGTTGTTACAGGTTTTTTTAAATTTAAACCATCACAACGCTCGACGTTGTTAAAGAAAGTAATTAAAGTTAATCTTTCTTCTTTATTGTTGTCATGGTTAAATGGATTAGAAGAATGGTAATTAGAACCATCAAATAAAATTAATCTATTATATCTTGAATTAAATCGTATTGTTTCTTCAAAAGGATCGTTATTTTCTTTTTTTGCTTTTGCTACTTTTAAATAGGATTTTGGATCATTATATTTAAAGTATTCTTTTTTAGTATTTTCATTTGTAGTATATCCATATATATCTTTAGGGTGATATATAGATGTTCCGCAATTTAAAAATTTAGATAAATATATAATACATGTAAACTCACACTCTGAATCTGTATGTATCCATCCATTATATTTTAAGTTAGCTGGAACTTTTTGAAAAGATTGAAGTGCATTCCATTTTAAAGTTTTATGCTCGTTTGGATATAACAAAGATAAAATTTTTAAGGATGAAAATTCAAAAAATTTAGGATTTATTTCATGCATAAATTTTGTTCTTGTACCCGGATAATTACTTTCTTCAGGTTTAGAAAAATTTAAAGAATTTGCATAGTCAACAATTTTATCAGGTTCTTGAAAAAAATTATCAACACATAAATTTGGCCAAATCATTTTACAAACTCCAAATCAAAACCAATAATTGATCTTATTTTTTTAGATTTATTAAAAGAACTATAGTGGTGTATACAAGAAGGCATTAAGGACATGTCGCCTTCTTTAACTTGTTCATTATATATTAAAGAAGTATTATTAACTAAATCGTTTAAAGGCATTAAATATCTTGTTGGCTCATGAACGGTTTCATCGTAATTTAAATAAATAACACCGCCAAGTCCAGCGTGTCCATGATTATGAATAATATGTTCTTGATATTGTTCGTAATGTGCAATCCAAACATCTTTTACATTTATTTTATGTTTTATATTTTTTTCTAATAAAGATAATTCTTTTTTAAACACATCTTTAAATATACTTTTAAGATCTATTTTTTGTTTTACATTTCTAGATGTTACAAAGTTATTTTTTATAAACCTTAAATCTTTAATTTTTTTTTGAAATTTATTTTTTTTAACACTCCATTTATCTATAGAATGTTTTACAGCTTGTATTTGAAATATATTTTTAATTTCCATATTTACTTGTAAATTCAGGAAGACCAACATGAAGCCTGCCATCAAATTTAACTCCGTTTCCTTCTGTGTTATAATGAAAAAAAACTTGAAAACATTCTTGTCCTTTAAATTTATTTCTCCAATGTTCTAATTCGCATCCAGCATATATCAACATGTCTCCAGGTTTTAAATCAACTTTAATACCTTTTGCTTTACTAGCTAAAGTAATTTTTTTGCCGTCAGGTTTACCTACATTTTCATTTGGACTTAAATATATAGGCCAATCATCACCACCAAGATTTAAAGTTGTAGATATTTCACAAGCACTTCTATCTTTGTGTCTTTTTAAAACATCTCCTTTTTTATATATTCTCATAAAAGAATAATTTTCAACTAATTTATAACCAGTAATTTTTTCAACTGTTGGTCTAAGTTTTAATAATAAAGTTTCCATAGCTATATCTGCATAACAAGTATATGTGTTAGGAACTTGAGGATCAGTCCATTTTCCGTAGTCAACTGAATAAGGTGAAATTTGTTTTGTCTCAAACAAAGTTTTAGCGCACTGTTTTTTTACAGTAAAATAATTTGTAAAAAAATTACATAATTCTTCTGATATTGCTTTTTTTATAACAACATATTTATTTTTTCTAAAACTCATATATTATCTGTATGGACTTCCTAAATACCATATAACTAAAGAATGTCTAGTCCCTTTAGTGACTGGTTCTACCTTATGGGTTGTATAAGAAGGAAAAATAATTAAAGAACCTTTTCCTTTTATCTCTTTAATTTTATGAATCTTTTTTTTATTACCTGATTCTAATGTAGATAATAATAAGTCGCCACCTTCATAAGAATCTTCATGACTTAAACATAAAGACATAGAAAGTTTTCTTATTTTATTATGTTTAAAATCTTTAGTTTTGTACGGTTTATCATGTTCATCTATATGCCAATCATAATGTTGATTTATTTTATATTCTGTAAATTGATGGGTTTCAGGATAATCTATATCAAATTTCCAACCAGATCTAATATTAGCATTTTTAATATAAGGATTAATTAAATGATCAATCCATAAATTTTCTCTATCAAAGACTACAGAAGATTGTCTTATTTTTGAATTTAATTTATTTTTTCCTATAACAGCTTTTATTTTTTTTTTATTTTTAAAATAAAAAACTATTTCATCACAAATTCTTTCTGGAATTATTTTTTTATAGTGCCAATATTGATTTCTGTATGTCATACTTTCAATAAGAAAGTACATCTTTTATAGAACTAAATCAAGGTTATTCTATCCAACTTGTAGTTGCTTCATCCCAATAATAGATATTATTATCATGATTAAGATCGTCCCATTCACCATCAGGATACGGTACATTTGGTTCCCATCTATACTTAGACACATTGTATGTCCAATTTTCTGAAGGCTTATCATGGTAATAATAATCTCCTTCAGCATCGTAGTTAGCTTTTACAGCGCAGTATTTGTTTTGAGGTAAAGTACGATCTAAATATTTCCAAGTTCCATTTTCAACTGCAAAATATTCATTTAAAAAAGTTAAAGACTCTTCAATAGTGTCTTTATCTACACCTGTAGTATTTTTAACTTTATTATCAACGATGACTGCAAAATGTCTTTTCATATTACTGAAACTTGTAACTTAAAATTACAACTCCATCTCCTCCGTTACTATCTGTTCCAACTGTAATAGGATAAGTACCTTTATCGATAGGAGTGGTGTAAGTTGTGACTGTTCTAAAACCGCCTCCGCCACCACCAGCTTGACCTGAAGTTCCGCCAGTTCCTCCACCTAATCCGTCGGTTCCATCTGTTCTAGTTTGTGGTTGTGAACCTTGTCCACCCCCACCTTGTCCGCCTGCTCCTGCAGGACCTTGACCATAAGGGGTACCATGAGATCCTCCGCCACCACCACCGGAATAAAATGTTGCAGATCCTGTTATGTCAGATGGGGCACCTCCACCTCCAGCACCTCCGCCTCCGCCACCGGGTCCTAGCGCACCTCCGCCTGCTCCAGGTTTTCTTGAAGCTCCGCTTCCGCTACCAGATCCGCCTGGATTTCCTTCGGATGGGCTATAGCCACCTTTATTTCCTGATCCAACAGATTGAGGTGCTTCTCCTGATCCGCCACCAGATCCTCCTGGGGCTCCAGCTCGATCGTAATTTCCGCCGTAGCCACCGCCTGAAGAACTAATATTTGATAAAAAACTATTACCTATAGAAGAGTCCCCACCTTGTGCAGTACCACCTCCAGAAAAACCTCCTCCAGCAGCTACAATTAAATATCTTAAACCATCTCCAGCTGCAGGATCTACAGCTGCATTGTCTACAACAAATGTATCGCTTGATGAAAATGTATGAACTTTATAATCTCCGTTTTCAGTTACTGTTCCTCCAGTAGCTATTATAAAAGGACCACCAGCACCACCACCAGAACCAAATCCTAAGACTTGATAGCCAAACATTTTACCTCTTGTTGATGGTTTTTCTTTGTTATTTTTACCTTCAGTAAATAAAGGTATATCAATTTTTTTCATATTTTACTCCTTACAGATCGTTAGCTGCGTCCGTAGTAAAGAATACTTTTACACCTAGAACTCTACATTCTCCGGTAAATGTGTCACCACCGTCAGCTGCTTTTCTAAATAATTGAAAATAAGTTTGTTCTCCTGCTGCAGGTGAACCCGCAACTGTCAGTGCACTACTTTCAGATGAAACTTGTTGATCTTCTACTGTACCAATTCCAGCATCTGTTACTTCGATTGCTGTGCCATAAGCAACATCAATAGTATCACCATCAGCGCATGCAACTGCTTGTAATCCAAAAATAGCATTACCTGTGTTAGTAGTAGAAGGAGACCAATAAACTTGATAAGTTAATGTACCTTCGTTCCATGATTTAGGCATGGCTACTGTAAATTGTGTGTATTGTTGTGTACTAGCATCAAAATCAAATACGTTCAGATCAGGTCTTGTAGCTGTTGTTTCTACTTGAGCTGAATCTGCAGGGTTAGTAGTAGGCGCAAGCATCGCTGCTGCGGGCACCCACATAGTTTCTTTACCAGCAATTTGAACTGCTGATACATTTCCACCACTATCTTCAGCTTTAATTACACCAGAACCTTTTGTTTTTAATTCTATACCAATATTAGTATCGCCACCAGTAGCTGCAAAACTTGGACTGTTTCCAGCTGCTGCGTTTGCTAATGTAACTTCATTAATTGCAGAACCTGTAGCTGTTAATAAAGCTAATTCATTTCCGTTAGTATCTAAAATTGAAGTTCCAATTTTAGGTGCTGTTAAAGTTTTGTTTGTTAAAGTCTGTGTTCCAGTAAGAGTTACATCACCATCACCAGTTCCTGATGGTAGTGTATAAATATCTGGATTAGTACCATCATTAGCTGTAGCAAATAAAATTGCATCACCTTTATTATCTGCAGCAAAAGTAAATGTATCTCCTGAACCAGAAACATATTTAAATTGTACAGTGTAAGCACCTGATGTTGAATTTCTTAGGTAATACATTTTCTCTACGTCTAAAGGAATTGTTACAACTCTAGCTCCAGAAATAGTTCCTGTAAGTTCAATCATTTGATGTTGAGCTGTTCCAGTAGTCTCTCCATCTACAATTGTTAAAGCTGTTGGTGTTCCTGAATCAGTTACAGCTTGTGAATTAAATCCACCAGTTAACTGTTCAAATAAAGATAAGTTGTTGTTAGTTTTTGTTCCCCATGTACCGGCATTTTCACCAGTTTGCATAAGTTCTATACCGAGATCCGTATAAGTTGACGCCATAATTTTGTACTCCTAATTGTTGTTATTTATATTGTTTATTTAGTTTTAAGTCAAACATAATTATGCAGGAGTTTTTCTTGTATATCCTGTGCTTGTTTTAGGTGTTTTCCTTGTATATCCTGTGCTTGTTTTAGGTGTTAATCTACGGTAATATTTAAGAATTAATTTATCCGAATTAAGAGTTGTAGTAGCTGTTAAACCTAAACCATCTAAATTAGCATTAGTTAATTGAGTTGTAGTTACAGATCCAAGTGCACTTGTAGATGATACACCTGTTAAATCAGTTTGCGTTTCATTTCCAATACTAATACCACCTACAGAAGACGTAGCAGATAGACCTGTTACTTCTGTAACAGGGTTTGATGTAATAGTAACACCAACTAATGTTGTCTCTGCGGATAAACCCGTTAAACCCATGACGTCTGCAGGAGATATACTTCCTACTGCGCTAGTAGCTGATAAACCTGTTAAACCCATTACGTCTTCAGGTGTTATACTTCCTACAGCTGTTTGAGCTGATAAACCTGTAAGCGTAAGAGTATTATCTACAACAACTGCTAACGAACCAACAGTTGTTTGAGCTGATAAACCTGTAAGACCCATTACTTGATCTGTAATGGTTAAAGATCCAACTGAAGCAGTTGCAGATAATCCTGTTAAATTAAATACAGCAGATTCAACAGTGCCCCAACCATTTTCACCCCAATCTAAAGTACCCCATCCAGGTTTAACCTGTATGCTTTCTGATGGAAAATTTATTGTAGCTGTTACAGATAAAGCTGGTAAAACTACATCAATTGCGGATTCTCCCCAGTTTTCAGCACCCCATGTATCACTACCCCAACCTTGTTCTGGAAAGGCAGTTAATAATCCAACAGAACTTGTTAGTGATTGACCTGTAAGAGAAACTTCAACATTATCTTGACTTCCCCAACTATTTTGATTCCATTGTAAAAGTCCCCAAGTGTCAGATGGTTCTGTATTTGCTTGCCCACCCATTCCAGAGTGATTAGTACAATAATAATAAAGTTGTGGTGCAGAAGCTGCTACAGCTATTTGAGTGTAAGCTCCAGCATTTCCTGGTGTTCCAGAAGTTGTTACGCCTGTTGTGTATTCAGAACCGCTATTGTGTGTTCCATCACTTGTTGTTGAAAATCTTAAAGGGTGGTTATTATTTGAACTATCTGCTTGATCAAATTTATAAGTATAACCTTCTGCAAGATTTATAGTATCTTGTTGAACGCCATCAATAAAATATTTATTTCCTGAACCGGTACTGACTACCGTTACTGTAAAAGTTCTGATTAAAGACATAAGGAAAAAAACCCTATGCTATTTGAACGATTGCGTTACCTGCTGTTTGAGCTGGAAATTGAATTGTAAATGTACCACTTGTTACAGTTTTATCTGCACCAAAGTTAATTGCACAAACGCTTCTGTTTGTTGTAAATCCTGTAACTGCTGTTGAATTATAAATTAAACAACCTCTTGCTGTAAACGTAGCCGAAGTAAAACTAACATTATTAAATTTTACACATGCTGTGTCACCCGATAAAACTGGATCAGCTGACGGTGTTAATGCTGCCCCACCTGCAGTGTAACCAGTGTTTGAAGAGCCACCATCAGTTTGACTTTGACTAACTTCAAGTGTGTTAGTTGGAACTGCATTAGCAGATGAAGGTGCTGTATAAACAGTTGTTGATTTACTTAGCGAAGCTGAGTCACTTGAAAATAAAGCTATCTTATATGCGTTACCTGTTGGTGCACCACTAGCGTCATTAAAATTGTGACCACCTTGTAAAATTTCTACTTTGAATGAATTACATATTGCTGATGTTATTGTCATAAATTTTTTCTCCTAATTACTGAGGCGCTGACTCGATTGGAATTCTTATTGTACCATCCGTGTAATCGTCTCGTCTTCTTCTTCCAATTTGCATCGCTGCAAACTTTTGTAGTTCAGTTTTATATCTATTTTCATATAGTGTCAACATGTCTGTTGGACCTTTTAAAAACATAAATGCTTCTACTAAACATGCATATAACAGCCCTTGTGGAAAGTAATTACTTACATAAGTTCCGCCAGTATTAGTCTCTAGACCTGTTGGCATAACATTATAATGAATAATATATTGATAATTTTTGTCTGGTGTAGGGGCCACATATATAGCTCCTGAGGTAGCTGTACTCGCACCTGTTGTAGCACCACCAAACATTGAATAATATTTAGGAAGTCCAGTTGTGTCTTGTCCTGCTGAAGCTCCTTCAGTACCTGTTAATTCTCCAATATATTCAGATATAAAAGTTTGATCACGTCTTTCTAACCAAACTCCTTCCCCTGTAGTGGCTGTTGTTGAATCATAAACTTGAATACCTCTTACAAATAATAAACCCGTAGG